TTGGTGTCGCCATAACGGAGTTCCTCGCCCATGGCCCAGAGGATTTTGATCGCTTCGATCCGCCGGAAGCCAGCGACCAGGAGGTAGCCCACCAGGCCAGGGCTGAACTCGCTTGCAAGAGTGAAGTGACGAACCACCGGAGGGTGGAGCAAGCCGTTCTTGGCTATGGAAGTGGCGAGCTCTAAGAGAGCTTGGTCGGAGCGCTCCTTGCGTTGGCGATCAGGAGCGATTTGGATCTGGGAGAGCTGGGTGACTTTCATTCAGGAGCTCCAAAAAAGTGGGGAGCCAAGAGCGCTCCCCCAAACGTGACACTCTTTAAGCCTTGGCTACCGTGTCTACTTCGTCGTAGAACTCGCCTTGGTACTCTCTGAGCTTGGTCTTGACCAAGATCGCGCGGCCGACCATCTGGCGGATCGAGAAGGGCTCGCCGGGATTGTTCATCCCGAGGGCTTCGCGATACCGACGCAGGTTGCCGTTTTTGCCAGTCGACCAGTCGATCGCCTTCCCATCGTCTTTCATGTCGAGCATGATTCCGGGAGTCATGGTCAACTTGGGAGTGCCGATAGTGTCGGCCAGGCCAGGGATCTGAGTGAGATCGAGCTCGATCTTTAGATCCACAGCGATCCCGGACTTGACCTTGGCATCGGGCTTGTTGGACTGCCAGGAGCGGGCTACGGCATCGACTATGATGCCGGTCAAGACCGTGCCGGCGGGCAGCGGCGGCCGCTTGACCAAAGCTTCGGTGGTGGAAGCGTCGAGGAAAGCATTGGGATCAAAGGATGCAGAATCGTTCATTTTGGATTACCTTTGTGGGTTGTATCTTGAATCTTGATGGTTACTGTTTGACTGTTTTCGTGAAGCGACCTCCTCGGGATTTCCACTTTGCTATGATGGGTTCGAACGACGGAGGGATGCCGTCGGCAATGGGCAGGTTGCGGGCCTTGAGGTCCGCCTGGGAGTCGGCGGTGGTCCAGGTGAAGTTGGTGGCCAAGCGTTTGGTCAAGATCACATCGCTGAACATTGGGGGAATCTTGGGTGCGAGTTTGACGCCCAGGGTGGAGACGGTTAGCTTGACCCCGCCGAGGACCAGGTCAGTCTCCCGCTCTACATGGGCGGTGAGGACGAAATGGCACTTGCAGCCGTCTGTAAGCTCGCGCACAAGCTTTTCAATTTGATCCATGGCAATGCCCCAATCCGACTGGCTCTTGACAGGCTTGCCGCCGACCACCAGGCTAAGAGCAATAGGGTTAATGCCAGTAAGAGAATCCATAGCAAGGCAACGATCAGGACCCCACTGATGCACGTCTCCAAACTTTTGCCCAGTCCGGTCGTCAGGGAAGTCGTGGAGAACCTTGAGGAGGTCGACGAACTGGTTGTGTTTGCCACGGTTGAAGTCCTGCATCTTGGAGAGTTGGCTCAAGTCGAGCTTGTTGATTGAGTCGGCGCTAGCTGCCATAGTTTCAAATGACGAGCCAGCTCGCCCAAGCACGTGCCAGTGCACGTTGTCGGGAATCTCAAGTCCTCGATCTGTCCAGTAACCGAGTGCCGTTTCCATTCCACTTTCTGTGAACAGAAGGAACACGTCCAGTCCTGCGTCAGCGAGGGTTCCAAGGGCGTAGGTTTTTCCGGTTCCAGTGGGTCCCTCAAGGAGGACGTTGACTCCTGGGAGGAGGCTGGGGGACTGGGAGTCGGCGGCTGGTCCGCCGAGTTGGATGGGGGCTGGGGCATTCATGTGGTTCCTTTAGTGTTTATAGCCGAAAGTCACGGTTGCTGTGATTGCAAGGGCGGAGAGCCAGTAGCAGCAATCTGCCCATCTGGCGGCAAAAGCCCATCGGATGGTGCATCCGCAGTAGAGTCCCATGATGACGAAGTTGACGAGTCTGGGATCGAGCCAGAGTCGCTGGAGGAAGGGTAGCATCTGGATGGTCCGTTTAGGTGAAGGAGGAATTCTCGGAGAAGTAGGTCAGGCGGCAGCTGGTCCAGCAACTCAGTCTGGCATTCTTCAACCTCCAGCAAGCAGCCGGCGAAGCGGTAGCCGTCGCAGAAGCTGGGATGGCGTTCGCAAGGAATGTGGCGGTGCCAGAAAAAATCTACCGAGGCGCCTTCGATCCTGGCCCAGCAGTCGCCGCAGACTGGGCAGAGGCAGAGATAGGAGTCGCCGGTGGAGCGGAGATGGATCATTTATCTTGGATCACGTTGGTAATCCAGAACTCTAGCTTCTTCCACTGTTGATAAGGAAGGACTATAAAGCTCAGCCCCAGGAAGACCACCAAGAGCACCCAGATAGCCAGGGCTAGAACTGTGGGCACATAGCGAACAACCCAGTCGTAGCGGCTCAATTCAGCGGCCGCCCGTCGGTGGCCACCAAGCCTCCCTGTCGCCGGCGGCGGTCAATCTCGTAGTCGAGGATCGCTCGCATCGAGCCGATCTTGACCGCCTCGCCAATGGCACGGGCGAAGTCTTCAATAATGCCATTGGTGATTTGCTTGTGGAGCTGAGCAGTGAGCCTGGAGTGCTTTAAGAGCATCTCCGTGGTGGCCTCGCGGACGCTGAAGGACTTGCCCACGTCCTGGTCAACGATGACGAAGTGCTCATCCGGAGCAGGCTGGCCGGGGTAGGAAGGCTTGGGAAGGTTGTGCTCACCCATGAGGGGACTCCTTGACGATTGGCGTAAAAGGCTCTAGCATGAGCCGTCTAAGGTCTTTCAGGAAGTAGCGTTCCAGCTGAACCAAGGCTATGAAGGCTAGAAGCGTAGTGGCATCTTCGCCGTTTAAGCCTAGATGACGGGACACGTCTTCAGCCTCTCTTATGACCTGGCTATAGCGGCTGTTGCGGAGTATCTCCTGCCGCATCTCCCGTGCGTCGTTTGGGTAGGGCTTGTCGGGCGGCCAGTCTATACCGAGCTGGATGTGAGTGTTGAAGCTCATAGCTTGGACTCCGTTCTCAACAGCGGATTCCACTTGCGCTTCTCGAAGTAGGTTTCGAGCCAGGGAGTTTCGTCTTGGGTGGAGCAAGCGTCGCGAAACTGGCATCCGCCGTACTCCGCGCAAGCATGGTCGAGGTTGTGGCGGAACTTTCCTGTGTCCCAACAAATAGTCAAGTCCCTAACCCAATTCAGCATCTCCTCGTACCAGCGATCGATCTTCCAATCTGGGTGGTTTATCGGGGCTTGCTGGGTTTCGTATTTGGTCTTAAGGATCGAGACTCCACGTACAAGCGCGCCGTCAACCTTAATACCTGTTTGTCTGGCTCCCCAGGCATAACCAGTGAACTGACTACGCAGATCCCATTGGCGGCTCCAGGAAGCTCCGAGTTGAGTAGTAGTCTTTTCATCTGTGACGTAATGCCCACCTGCAAAGTTGAGGATTGCGTCGAGCCGGCCGCAGTATAGAAGGGGATTTCCAGTGACAGGGTGGCTGATGGGAATTGGCTCTGCGAAGGAAAGTTCGATCGCGCGCTTACCGCCGGGAAGGAGGATCGGGTCATTGGTGTGGTCCAGAGGGTAGTTGTGGAAGTAGAACTCGAAGGCTCCCACCATACGTTCGGCGCTCTTGGCGCTGTCTGGCGGGCACTCGAAGTCGCCGTAGAAGGCTAGGAGAGCTTGCATTCCAAGGGCAACGGCTTCGTCCTGGTCGTCAGGGGTGTTGGGAACCTTGACCCACTTGAGGTGTTTTTGACCCTGGGGGTCGGATTCGTGCCGAGGCTCGTCGTGGGTGCCGCAGTAGAAAGCTTCGCGGGCCACTTCCATCCCCTTGGCGAATGCGCCGCCGGCGAGCAAGTGGACGGATTGGCCCTTGGACTTGTAGTGCTCGAAATAGGTCTTCTTGCAGAGTTGGGGGCAGGACTTGAAGGCGGCGAGCAAGCTCGCGTCGATTAGTTCAGGGAATTCCATCGAGGTCTCCTTTAGAGTTTAGCGTTTAGCGTGAGAGCGGTTCGGATAACTGGATCGACCCAAGGATTGGTAGCTATAGCGGTTAGAGAGGCTTCCAGCCGCGCGACTCGCTTTTGCAGCTCGATCACAGCCTCGGCGGTGGCCTGGTTGAGAGTGCGGTCAGAGTCTTCGATTGCCTTGACTCTATCTTCTAGGCTCATTCGGTGTCCTCGACGGTTTCGTTCCAGAGTTCCCAGTCTATCATACTTCGATCGCCAAAGAAGCAGATGCCGCAGAGTTCCGTCTCGGGCTGGATGTGGCCGTCGACTACCACGCAAGGAGACGTGCCGCACTGGATGCAGGCGGCTGAGAAATCAGGGTGGTAGCGCTGGCCAAGCATTTACATGGAGTCCAAGTCAGCCAGCGCATTGGAGACTCCCGCGGTCGAGGGGGCTTTCTTGGCCCTGGACTTGGTGGCCGAAGCGGCCGCCGCCTCCGAGGCGAGCTTGCGCGAGCCGCGAAGGAGCAGGATTGCTCGTTTCATCTCGTCCAGCGTGGGCGGCTCGGGATGGTTCGGGATGCTGCGGTTTCGCAGCTGCGTGATAAAAGCTTGTTCGTCATTGGTCAGTGCCATGGGGAGATTCCTTAGAGGCGAAATAATCGTTCAAGAGTTCGATGAACAAGCGCTGAAATGCACCCTTGGGAATGCGGCCTTCGGCATTGGAGTAAAGGTGCAGGGAGAGCTTGGACATCAAATCCTCGGGAAGGTGGATGTGAAGCGAAGCTGAGGGGATTATGAGCGGCGGCCGAGCCACGTCAGGCCGTCCTCTTTAGTGACGTTGGTATCAAGTGGGGCTTCTTCATCCCAAACGCCTTCAGCGTAGTTGTCCATGAGTTCTTGGAAGCGGAGCTGGATCGCGCGGATTTCAGCTTCGGATTCGACTTCGTGGGGGGCTTGGAACTTGGGATGGAGCCAGAAGTCACCCCAGACCAGCTCTTGGCAAATTGGGAGCAAGCCCACGGCGGCCGGTAGAAGACGCCTGGCCGTGGGGGATAGCTTGTGGAAATACTCTTGGAAGCAGCCAAGCGATCCTTCGTTCGCATGAACCAGCTCAATCACCCTCCCCAGGGTCCAGTTCTGAGGGTTTGCGTAGGTGGATTGGCTTGGTGGTACGTGGACTCTTCCTTGGCTGTGAGCGCGCTTTTTTGCTTGGTCTTCGAGCCAGAGTTCCTTCTTGATATCTTTGAACAGCTCGTCTAGCGGATTCATCAAGGGCATTGGAGGTCTCCATTTTGGTCAGTTGGTCCATCAAGCGACGGTGGTGGGTGAGTTCGCCCTGGGTCGCTTCGCGAAGCCACCACGGAGGTGACTTCGGGGAGCGAGGCTGGGTGAAGGGGTTAGCCTTCTTCCGTGTCATCATCTTGGTCCTCGTCCTCGTCCTCGTCGATGTCACTCACGTCAGCAACATCAACGATTTCATAGTCGATGTCTTCAGGGTCCCAGTCGGTGAAGGAAGGTTTCTGAACCATCGCCAGGGCTTTGGTTTCAGCCGAGCCTTCGGAGGCGGCTTCGACCTCGACCACAGCGGTGGAGGTTTTGGTTTGCTGGACTGTGATTGTGCGTTTCATCTGAGAGTCTCCTTTGGTTACGTGCGTATAATACCATGGTTATGCGGCCGCGTCAACCAAGTGTTGGGTCCATTTTCCATCCCTTGGGGACCAAAGAAACGGGGGCTTTCGCCCCCGGTTCCCGCCTCGGTCAAAGGAGACCAATCCCAAACCCGAGACTCGGTCGGCCTAGGCCGCCTCTTGCTCCCCTTCGCCCATGGAGTCCAGGTCGGCCAGGGCGCTCGACGTGTCCACCTTGGCCGCCGTGGCCGCCTTGGCCGCTTCGAGCCGCTTGACGATCGCCGCCATGGTCTCGCCGGTCTTGCCTTGCTTGTCGTCGTTGTGCCGCAGGGCGAGCTTGAACTTGGCATCTTTGTCCTTCAAGAAGGCCTTGGCAATCTCCACCGGCTTGGCAGAGTATTCCATGAGAGCCTTGATCAAGATGCTCGTGCCGCCCAGTCCAGCGCCTTCTTTGCGCTGCGACCATTCGCCCTTCTGGATCGTTTCGTCCAGTTCATCAATGGTCAGGATCACGTCGTCGATGTCGGGCTGGCCGCCGTCCTCGGCCTTGAGGCCCGCGAGTTCATCCCCGTACTTCTGCATGATGCCGTGGCCGACAAAGCGGCCGACTAGGGATTGCGGCGGCTTGACGATGCGGAACTCGCCGTTGTTGAAGTCGAACCGCGCGTGGTCAAAGGACCCGTCATCGGCCAGGACGTAGTCCTTGATCATGAACTGGATGTTCTGGGTTTTCTTGTTGATCAAGAAGTCTCGCTTCGCCCCGTCTTTCATGGTGACCGAGACGGTTTCGGCTTTGGTTGCTTTGGGCTTGCCGGTCGAGGCTTCCTGGCTGGTCTCACTTGCTTCTGCGTTCATTTAAGAGTCTCCGATTTGATTAGTGACTTGGGGGCTTTGTGTGCGGCGCCCCCGGAATTCCGCGCGTGGGTAGATTATCAAAATGGAATGTCATCGTCAAGCAAGGGTTCGGATGGAGGTGGATCGATGCTGGAACCGGAGGAAAGCTCCTCGATGTGGCGCTCGTAGGTAAGCCAATCAACACCTAGCTCGGCGGCCAAGAGCCGCTCGATGCCAGAAGCGATCTGGTGCTGGCGGTAGTAAGGGGCTTGGGCATTGTCCCCCGGCTCAAGGTTGTCCAGG